TGTTGAAGCAATTCTTGCCGCAGAACGCCGACAAGCTGTTGAGCCGCGCCGACACCAGCATGAACATTCTTCGCTGGGCTACAGACACCATCGCAGCAATCTACAGCCGCCCGGTCCACCGCATGATCGGCGACACACTGCTCGCCCCAATGGCCGAGGTGGATCTTGCTCTCGACCTCGCGTGCAAACTGACGTTCTACCAGGGCGAGGCGCTCGTACGGCCGTTCTGGGCTGGCGACCGCCTCCTCCTGGACGTGGTGCCGGCTGACAGATTCCTGGCAGTGCCCGACCAACTCGACAGGCTGAAACTGAAGGCTGTCGTGATCAGCGACACCAACAGCCGGGGTGACGTAATCGGGTTCACAGTGTGGACGCGGGACGAGCACTACGAGCTCAACCGTGACTGGACGATCCGCACACCCTCCGAGGAACGGGCCAACCCCTACGGCGTGATCCCGTACGTCTGCTCGCACGCTCAGTACCCCAGCGCGACGTTCTGGCACTGGCACGAGGCCGAAGGACTCCACCAGGCCACACTACAACTTGGCGTTGCCATGACGGACTGGCACCACCTCAGACACTTGCAGTCGTTCAAACAGCTAGCCATCCGCACCGAGGGCGCTGACCGCTCGAAAACGGCGAAGCTAGCGAGCGATCCAAGCTCCACGCTCCTCCTGTCAGGACCGACGGCGTCGGCCCAGGTTCTCGACATGCAGGCCAACCTGACCGCCTACCTCGACGCCCTCCTCACGAAGGTTGAGTCGATCCTCCAACTGTACGGTATCAAACCAGAAGTTGCGCGCGGCACCGAGCAGGCCCAGAGCGGATACGCCTTGAAGCTGAAACTCTACGGGCTCCAGGAACAGTGGGAGCAGCAGCGCCAGCTATGGCGACTGTGGGAGCGTGAACTTTGGCGCGTCGCTGCCGTGACTGTGCCGCTCGAGGGTGGCCCGGCCATACCGGACGGCTCGCTCCAAATCACCTATCCCGAGCTCGGACCCGGACGCGATCCAGCGGAGCTCTCCAACCTGGCGACCCAGCAGTACAGCGCTGGCATTGTCAGCCGCTCCGAAGCGCTCCGAATGACAGACCGCAGCGAGCAGCAGATTGAGCAGATTGAGATGGAGATCCTCGAGGAGTCGGCAGCACAGCCAAGCTTCGAGATCCCGCTTGACTTTGAGGAGGGCGTATGATCTCACCCGGCGTCCTCGACAGAATTTTAACCAAAGGCGCGTTCGCCCTATCTGGCCGACGCGTCTCGGCTGTGCTCGATGCCCTCCTCGGTGGAGCGTCTTTGGTGGAGGCGTTCCGCGCTGGTGGTATCTACACAGCCGCCACTCGCACACTGAAGCAAGCCGCCGATCAGACGCTGGCCGCGTTCGGCTCAGCCTACCAGATCGACGCTGCCCTGACTGGCTCGCTCAGTCGACGAGCTGTGCTCGTGGGTCAGTCGTTTGCCCAACAGTCACTCGCTCACCTCGCTGGCCTAGCAGAACCCAACCTACGCACAGGACTAAGGCTGTACCAGACAGGCCAGATCTCGAAGCGGGCGCTCACAGCGCTGCTCCCTGTGCCCCAGATCAACACCCTGGTGAACACCGGGCTAGCTGGCATCCAGCGCCAGGTGTCGAAGCAAGCCGCGCAGCTCGTCACCGAGTCAGGCGCAATCCTCTACTTGTACGCAGGGCCAGACGACGCAGCCGCGAGGCCCTACTGTGCCGCACTGGCCGGGCTCGTGGTGGAAGAGTCAGCGCTCGCCAACACACCGAACGCCCAGGGGCTTAACCCTACTGTCTACTGTGGCGGCTACAACTGTCGCCACAGCCTGATCCCCGTAAACGAGTCGATCGTGCGTGAGCAGGGGCTCACCCTGGCCACCGCGAGCGACTACAGCGCAGCCGCCACAGGCGCAGCGTCAGGGAGGCGATAGCATGGCACTCAGCAGCAAGCTTAAGCAGATCGTCGACACCCGCCTCAGCTTTGTCGCGCTTGAGGTGGGGCAAGCGATCGGGCAGGCCCAGATCGTAAACCTGCGACAGCGAGTGGCCCAGGGGCTTGGCGTCTACGACCAGAAGATGCCGCCCTACTCCCCAGGCTACCGGCGCAAGCGCGCGAAGACAGGCCGACAGGTCGATAACCGCGACCTTACCTACTCAGGCAGGATGCTCGGCTCGCTCACTCAGGAGTTGAACGCCAGCGAGACTGGCGTGACTGTCGTGATTCGATTTGCTGACGCACCCAGCCAGCAGAAGGCGCGATGGAACCAGGCGATTGCGCCCTGGTTCGGCGTCTCACCCCGCGACCTGCGAACGCTCCGAGCGGTGCAGGCAGACGCACTCACCCGAGCCCTTAAGAGGAGAGCATAGATGGAACAGTCCCCAGCCATCGAGGCACCCGCAGCACCCGAAACCACCACAGCACCCGCAGTCGAGGCCACACCGATCGAGCAGGCCATCGAACAGGCCACGAAGGCCCAGCAGCCCGAAGCCACCGAGGCAACCGAGGCGACACCCGAGGACCTGGACGCCCGGATTACAGCAGCAGTCGCAGCAGCACTGGAACGACTCCAACCGGCTCAACCCGAGCCCGCACCCGTCGAAACAGCCGAGCCAGCGAGCGAGCCACACCCAGCCGAGGAGGCACTGAAGGCGCGCATCACCGCCGACCTGGACACGCTAGGCGACGACGATCGCGCACTGGTCGAGGCACTAGCAGGCGACGACATGATCGCACAAGCAAAGATCTACACAGCACTCATGAAAGCTGGCAAGATCTCGGCCAAGGCCGACGAGGCCAAAACACCGGCACCACCGGTAAAACGAACCGACATGAACTCACCCGGCACGACACAGCCGACCGACTGGAAGAGCGCGGAAGCCGCGTTTGCTCGGGCGGTGCGTGGCGTGCGTTTCTAACTGTCCTGACAGCAGGACGCAACTAACAGGAGGCCCACATGGCCACAACGACATTCACCGATCTGTCTGCGATCCTGCTGGACAAATACGGCGCGGTCATCGCGAAGGCATTCACTGAGTACGGTCCAGGCAACCAACTGATCCCCGAGAACTCGATCATGGGGCGTCTCGCCGCGAAAGGCCGCGTAGTGATCGGATCTAACGACATCAGCGACCGCTACGCGAAGGAGTGGGGTGTTCACACCACCGCGTTCACCGCGTCCAGCTACGGCGGATCTGACTCCTACCCCAGCAGCGTGGCACCCTCGTTCGCCACCGCGTCGCTGCCTTGGAAGCGCTACGGCATCTCGATGGAGTTCGACAACCTCGTGCGCGTCGCACGTGCAGCCGCACGCGGCAATGTCAACGCCCTCAACTTCGAGTTCCAAGCCAAACTCAAGGCCCTGATTAGCCAGATCGAGAAGGATCTCTCCGGCGACGGCACCGCGAACAGCAGTAAAGTGATCACCGGTGTAAAGGCGTTCATGTCGACCTCGTCAACGTACGCGGGCATCAACCAGTCCACCTCCTCCTACTGGCAAGCTCGCATCGACGACGCGTCCAGCGCCAGCCTGGCGTCCTCCAACCTCGAGACCATCGCCAAGCTCCTCTACGACAACAACGGCATCGGACCCAACTCCGAGATCTGGATGTCCTCTACCCAGTGGCCCAAGTTCACCGCGCTCTACTCCTCCAACATCCGCTACACCCCCGGTGGCATGGGCGGAACCAGCGTCGAGCCGCGCTACGTTGACGGACTCGTCGACCTGCCGATTTACGTCATCCCCTCGCTCAGCCAGTCGGCCACCACCGACGAGATCTGGTTTTGTAACCTGGACGATCTCAGCCTCCACTTCCTGGACCACACTCCACAGGACACCATGCCCGTCGACCCCGATCAGGAGGTGCTCCACGAGGGCGTTCCCGTCGGGATCGAGCAGGTTGAGACTGGAAAGGACTCGAAGGCCCTCTTCCTGAAGTCCTACTGTCAGCTCGTCTGCGCTAACCCCCGAAACTTCGGCGCGATCATCAACCTCGCGACCTGATAACACACCCAACACGATCACGCGAGGTCGCTCTGTGACACTGTCACTCTCCTCTGTGTGGGGGGCGCGTGATCTCTTATCTCAACAGGAGTACTGATCATGGCGATCACAGTATTGAAAGGCCGCAAGCTCGGCGATCAGGTAGCAGGCGGATCAGAGGTCCGTGGTTCTATCGCAGGCCCCAGCAGCTACGCAACCGGTGGCTTCGCTGCCGACATCGTGACTGACTTTGGCGTTGCTCTCGGTGACATCGACTACGTCATTGTGACACCGTCGGACAACTACTGGGCCCACTGGGACAGCGTGAACAAGAAGATCCTTGTCTACGTGCCTGCTGGCACCCAGGTCAGCGCCAGCACGGACATCTCCACCGTGACGTTCTACCTCACCGTGAAGGTGAAGAACACCACAGCGTAAGACAGCGTCACACGGCGCACCCAGCAACCCTAAACTCCCCGTCCCCAGGAGGTAACCGACATGAGACACCTTGACAGCTTACTCGACGATCTACTCGCCCTACGACCTCACGACAGGCCAACGTTCTTTCAGATGCGTGGCGAGCAAGAGCGCGAGGCCATCATGGCGATGTGGGCCGAGTCACCGAGGCTTCGAGCCACTGACATCTGTGCACTGCCCCAGCCCTACCAGGCCGAACTTGTTTCGTTCGTGGTGGGCGATCCTCAGCGTGGCAGGCCCGGCGTCGGTGGCGTGTTTCGTGTCGAGCCGACTGGGAAGCCGGTGAACCTGGAACGCGGCAGCATGGGCAACAAGCGCAAGTTCGACACGATCACGAAGGCCACCTTCTTACCGGCTGATCGTGCGATCCATGCGCTGCTCTGCTATGGCCCTGACGCCGCGAACGAGGCCGCACGTGGACGACTGCGAGAGGTGAGTGAGGAGCAGGCCGAACAGCCCGCACCTACCGCACCCATCGCAGCCGACCCACTGGCGGCTACCCAATCTACACCACCCCGCGAGACAGCGAAGGCCCGAGCGGCACGCGAGCTCTACGAGGAACTCGGCGATCTCGAGGCGGTGTCGCAACAGCTCTATCCCAAATCGAAGCAGCACCCGAGCCCGGTGATCCGTCGCTGGGCTGCTGAGTTCGACTGGCCCATAGCGTGAGGTGAGACATGATCCCAGTCGCGATACAGGACAGAACGAGCACACTTCAGATCCGGCACGTCGACCCAGACACCGGCGCTGAGATCACGCTGGCCAGCGGCACAATCACGATTTACGACGACGGCAGCAGCGAGATAGTACCTGCTACAGCAGTGACAGTCTCGGGCTCGCTGGCGTCGTACTCGCGTACCTGGCCCGAGGCGTCGTTCGAGCTTGGCAGGTATCGCGCAGTGTGGTCTCTCGTCGATGGCTCAGCAGTCACCCGCCTCGAAGACTTCTACTTCGAGGTGGTGCTCAGGCGCTTCAGACGTCCGATCAGCGAATCAGACTTCGCGAGCCGCTACCCCTATCTGACAAACCTGCTGCCGTCTGGCGCTACGCTAGCAGCGTACCTCGACGGTGCGTGGACCGAGCTGGGCAACATTCTCTACGCTCGGCTTGGTGAGTACCCAGGCAACCTGCTCTACCCGGAGCAGCTAGCCAGCGCGTGCGAGTTACTGACGGTCAGCCACATCCACCGGGCAATCATGATGGCCGTCGGCACCGAGGACGAGTTGAAAGCGACGCAGTATCGCGAGCTTGCCTTCCAGGCGCTCGACACGGCGTTGTCGTTCGTTCGTCTGAACCGTGACGACGATCGCAACCCAGATCCCCGAGAGTACGGCGTGTTCGGCGCTGGGGAGCTGATCCGGTGAGTCTGACGCAGGCCATAACCGAGGTGAAGACCCGACTCGACGGGCTGTCACTGACTGAGGACCCCGACCTGCGCGAGTTCACACTGGCGGCGTCGTCGAAGACGTCGATCGACGGCCACTACAAGCTAAAGGTGGACTCTGTCGGCAACCCATGGCCTGAGCTGTCGCTGAACGCGAACGCGTGGTACTGCCAGGTAGAACTTGAGGTCAGCACGATCATGTCGAACGACCAGACAGCCAGCACGATCACAGCCGACACCAGGGCGCGAGCGACTAACCCGCGACTCCGGCTGTGGGTGTGGCGCTTCAAGCTCAGATACCAGGAGTAACAGCGATGAGCAGGATCAGACGAGGGCCGAACGATCAGCCCGCACCAACACCAACGCAGCCAGCGGCACCTGCCGACGATCTGGCACCTACCCCAACACCCGAGCCCGAAGAGGCTGTAGAGATCGAGGAGTCAGACGACGATGGCAACGACGAGTAGCTTTCCCAACGTGTCAAAGGCGGTATCGCTGGTGGCGTTCACACCAGAAGTCAGCCAGGGCACGAAAAACGTAAAATTTGAAGCGGCCACAGGCACGGGCACCACCGTCACTGTGAGCACTACCGGATCAGGCCGTGACGACGCCGCACTAGCCAGCGCACCCGATGACCTGTTCAACGGTTGTCAGCTTTACGTCGTCGACGGTGCAGCAGCGGGCGACCTCCACACGATCACCGATTTTGCGGAATCAGGCGGCACCGCGACCTTCACCCTGGGCAGCACGCTCAGCGCGGCTATGTCTTCGGGTAACGTGATCTGGGTACTGGCCCCACTGCCCGCGTCCAACTTCACGATCGCACCCACCACCGAGAACCTCGAGCGCGACTTCCACCGGCTGGGTCTCGACAAAGCCAGCCCGGTGAAGGGCATCAACCTGAACAACGGTTCGACCGACGTCGAGGTCATGGGGCTCGTACAGGAGCTCGGCAACGGCGACACCTACACGCTCGACCGATACAGTCAGCTCATGGCCTGCTTCGGCTCACAAGACTCTTACGCTGGCACACTGATCAGCGGCGGCAGCAGCACCACTACACGGTGGGATGTAGCCGACGCTTCGGGCTTTAGCGTCAACGACATTGTGATGTGTAACGGCGAGGCGCGACGTGTCACAGCAGTCGACACAGCATCGACACCCGACAACATCACTGTCACACCAGCAGCCAGCCAGGAACCCGACGACCTCGACGAAGTCTTTGGCTTCGAGGTCACCACACCGGACGACACTGGCCACCGCAGCGTCACCATGCTGTTCCTTCAGGACGACCAACTGATCGAGGCCGCAGGCTGTGTCCTGAACATCGGAATGAGCGCCACGTTCGGCGAGATTGCACTGTTCGCCGTCGATTGGGACGGCGAGACGTGGCTCGTCACGGACGCTGTCGACCTCGACGGCACTCAGCTTGCGAAGAACCCGATCGGCGTCACTGTCGCCAGTGCCTACTTCGGCACCACCGAGATGTGCTTGAACTCGTTCAGCTTCGACCTAGGTCACGGACGCCAGGAGATCAGAGACGCGTGCTCCAACGGCGTGCGCTACTTCGTGCGCGAGCGAGCCAGCACACTGCAAGTCGTGTTCCGTGACAAAAACAAGATCCCGCTTGAGACGTGGCAGAAGACGGGCACGAAGGCCCGACTCCTGCTTCAGATCGGCAACGCTGCTGGCGCTGTCGTCGTGATTGAAGGATGGGCCACAGTCGGCGATCCCATTGGAATGGCCGACGTTGGTAGCACCCAGTATTGGGACGCCACGTTCCAATTCTTCGACGATCAGACCAGCACCACACCAACCACCGCGCGCATTGCTCGCGGCTAAC